TTCACCGTAGCGATATTCTACGAGTCCAAAATTTTTAAAGTAACTCATTAGTATCCTTCCTCAACAAGTTTGCGAGTCAGTGCTTTACTTTCTATAAATGACAATGACATGGAGATATCTGTTGGGTAACCATCAGAATGAAACGCAGTAGAAGTTTCGTTGTATGTTACCGCTACTGATCGAAGGTACGCATCTAAAAACTTAGTGCCCACTTGTTTGCCCTTATATGTAGTACTGATTTCAAATGGGTCTGGAAATTTGTAACCAAGCGAAACCTGCGCACCACCTATCTGCCCGGATATCTCATCGGGATACAACTGGTATCTAAAAAACTTGATTATCTTTTCAATTTCAATTGCTTCGTCCTTAGAACGAGCAACTAAACGAAAAGTAAAGGGAATCTCTCTAATCGGCACACTCCCTAATAATGTTCTTAAGTTGGGATTAACGGCAACGCGAGTTGCAGATTTAACACCTGCGGCAACTTCTTGTGGACCAAATGATTCTGATGCTCGTGTTAACGCAAGGGCACCTGCCTCCCTGTCTATTGCTCCTCCGGAGAAAAGATCCGTGAAAGAAGAGATGCCTTGAGTCAGTCCTGCTCCGACTGCATCAAGAGCACTTGCTCCGCCTTGTAAACCTGCTTCAACTCCTGCTCCAATTGTTCCTAATGCGACATTCGCATTGTACTCAACGGTGTCTGTAATTTGAAGAGAGGGTGGTAAGTACAGGGTGACACTACCAGCATATTTTCTTTGTGCTGCTGGGTTTTCGTATGTTTGGTTTTGATTGCCTTTTAAAATTTGATATTCTTTGTTTTTGATTTCAATTCTTTTTTGTTTCTCTTCTGGACTTGCATCAGTGTTGTCTTTATCGATCTTATCGTCAAGTTTAGACAACTTGTCTGAGTTCAACAACTCCTCAACAAAATTCAAATTACTCAACTGACTAGTAGTAAGCGGTTCTAGTTCTCTAACCCTAAACCTTACCTGCCCTTGATACAATCCTCTATCTTTCAAGGGGTATCGTAACTTATCTATTTTGTTACGATTGAACGGTGCAGATTCGGAAGCTTCGACTACAGGAGGTTTTTCAGCAACTTCTTTAAGTTCCTTTCCCTCAGATGCTGCTTCTCTTTTTAATTGTTGCTGTTTTAGTTGACCTCTGGTAGGCATATTTAATCTCATCTAAATAGACAGTATCCTGTTATTTATAGAGTTTTATGGCATATTCTGGTCGATACACGGTTAAAAACAAATCCAAATACAAAGGGGACTATACCAGAGTATATTACCGTAGTATGTGGGAAAGACACTGCATGAAACACTTTGATAACTCGTCAGACGTTGTATCATGGAGCAGCGAAGAAATTGTCATACCTTATTTGTACGAAGTAGATAAAAGATACCATCGATACTTTATGGATTTCAAAGTCACTTGGAAAAACGGAGAAACATGGTTAATCGAAGTCAAACCGCACAAAGAGACCAAACCTCCAACCGGTAACAAGAGAACTAAAAAATATATCACAGAAGCATACACTTATGTAAAAAATATGAACAAGTGGGAAGCAGCAAACGAGTATTGTAAAGATCGAAAATGGAAATTTATGATATGGACTGAAAAAGAATTAGAAGCACAGAACATCTTGCCTAAAAAATTAAAACCTTTGAAACCATTTAAGAGAAAAAAGAAATGACAGATCAGTATGAATATCCTTTGAAGATAGTTTATCCGGGTGATGATAGACTCATTCAGATGACGCAGAACCAATTGACTCGTGAGCAGTTTACTGAGATAGCAGAATTTGACCACCCTTCTATAAACATGAACATGTCAGATTGGGTGTTCAAAGGCAGCAGAAAAAATATTGATGCTAGTTGGTATGCGGAAGAAGTTAATAATGCTCTTGATAATGTCAGTACGTTAACAGATCTTCATTCTGCAACAAACGACAATTTGCTAGGTTGTTTTGTCGTTGAATTCAATGTCACAGATCTTTGCAATCGTCACTGTTGGATGTGTCCTCACCACAACGAAAACTTATTTCCTAACAGAAAAGTTTTCATGGAATTAGAAACAGTTAAGAATACTGTAGACGATCTCGTCAAACACAACTTCAAAGGTGAGATCATCTTTGGTAGTTATGGCGAACCGTTACTGTGTCCTAATCTAATGAGCATGATTGCATACACTTCCGAAAAATTACCGGAGTGTTCTACCACACTAATATCAAATGCTGACAGACTGATTAAAGGAAGCATTCCGGGATATGGAAAATTTGATGTCCAAGATATCATCGATTCCGGATTGACAAATCTGCAGGTAGATGGATATGACAATGATGCTCGACTTGCACTATATTTGAAAGAACTGAAACCGTTGATTGGAATTGTAAATTTAGAATTGCACCGTAGATACATGAACAAGATGGCAAAATCATATTTGACTCGTGCGGGAATCATGGACCCCAAGACTGGACTTGCAGCAGAGCGTCATAACAACGCAAAGGGTCCGTGCTATGCTCCAATAACAAAAGCATTCATCGATCCAGAGGGTATATTAAGAGCATGCTGTCACAACTGGGATAGAAAATTAGGTGATCATGGAAATGTTAATGAAACACCTTTTTCAGAATTGTGGAGACACTCACAGAGTCTTAACGACCTGAGAAAAAAGATTTATCATGACAGAAATACCGTAGATGTCTGTAGCAATTGTGATGCTGGAGGTTGCACCAGAAATGTAACCGGCAGAGCAGCAAAAATATTGTGGAAAGACATACTTTCCGACTAAATAAGAATATGTCGAACTTATTTGCTACAGTAGAAAGAGAAGCATTCCGTGCAGGAATAACACCTCGTACTCGTCAATCTCGTGATTGGTTCCGCAAGAAAGTGCAGAGAATGCGAGTAAATAGGCGCGGATTAATGCGAGAAGAAGAAATCATCATGAGAAACCGTGGTGGTGTAGGTGGCATGTACATGTTTTTCTACGACCCTCAAACAAAAGAAAAGTTACCTTTTTGGGACAATTTTCCATTAATAATTTTTGTAGAAGCAACCAAGGGTGGATTTTATGGGTTGAATCTCCATTATCTTCCAATGACCTTGAGGGCAAAATTTCTTGATGGATTGATGGATCAAACCAATAATAACAAGTTTGATGAAACGACTAGGTTTGAAGTGACATATGATTACTTGAAAAGGACAAGCAAATTAAAATATTTTAAACCTTGCTTCAAAAAATATTTAACTAAGGGAGTTGAAGGTAGGTTGGCAATGGTTCCTGCTCCAGAATGGGAAATCGCAACGTTTTTACCGACAGCGTCATGGTCTAGAGCAAGTCAATCAACTGTTTGGAAAGATTCTAGGAGCAAAATATAGTGGCAAATTCAATTGACCAAATGATGGGACTCATAAGCAATAATGATGGATTGATGAGATCTAATTTATATCTTGTTACATTACCTCCATCTAATATTATACAAACAGGTGAGTTGAATTTGTTGTGTAAATCTGTATCTATCCCCGGTAGACAATTACAAACAACTCAAAGACAAGTTGGTATGGTTACTAGAAATATTGCGACTGGGTATGCTAACACTGATCTGACCATGACCTTTAGATTGATGAACAACCCTAAAGTACTTGATTATTTTAACTCTTGGCAATCAGCTGCAGTTGACAGAGAAAACCTTGAAGTAGGTTATTATAATGATTATGTCAGAGATATACAAATATCAATACTTAAGAAGGGTGTTGGTTTACCTTTATTTAAAAAACAATTTGAAATTCCACTACCCAGCAACATCAGAAACAGGCTACCCACAATTGGTCCTATCAATTTTGCACAAGGCGAAATAGATCTAAACCTCTTGACGGATGATAAGATAGCATATAAAGTCAGAATTCTAGAAGCATACCCAACATCACTCATGGGTCTGTCGTTGTCTGATGACAACGAAAACGGTTTAGTGGATTTAACAGTTTCATTTTCATTCAAGGACTGGACGAGCGAAGAAGCAGAAAGTCCTTCAGGATTTATTAACACCTTGTTTGAAAT